TTAACCAGCGGACATGATCGTAATTTCTAGCGCGTCCTCGGGCAAGTCTTCGACCGGGACTTGCGACACGCTGCCGTCATGCGCTACCAAAAACGCCACATAATACAGATCGTGATGCGCCGCGTAGTTATCGCCATGACTGCCATAGTTGCGCGCTTCAATGCTGTTAATTGTTGTGCCGTAGAATCCTACCCTTATATAAATGCCGCGATTCTCTGAGTGGTATTGAAATGTGAAATCGGCATCCGCCACTTGGATAAGTATGATTTCTTCCTTGTGACCAAGAGCATCTGAAGTTTCAGGCCAAACACGGGGCCGTGACGGATTAAGTGAGGTTCGCCGGGCGTCGTTGACTAAATCGAAAACGACACCATTCACCGTCAGCGTGTTCTCTATTGTCCAGCTTTCGATGGTGGAAATAGCATATGTCCGCTCGCCCTCTTCAACCAAACGCCAACTGACCGACGCGTTACTTTCATAATGCAATACTACGCTGATTTCTTTGGCTTCACCGTTTAGCGTGTACGGTGCACGGAAAGACACATCGTAGAACGAGCGCCCACCGTACCGGCTACCTGTCAAGGTGTCGCCATCCGTGCCATAGGTCAGCGAATACGTATCGGTGCGGCTAGTCCCTTCGCTTTCATTGGGGTAATCCACTTCTTGGGAAAGGGTGTAAGGCCAGGGGCCATGTACGGTTGAGCGGTAATAATGCATTCCGTCATGTACCCCAAAGTATTTATACTGATAAGGATTGGGGTAATGATCCGAATCCTCGTAATCGTGCCTAATGCCATCAAAAGGTGAACAGTAGTCGCTGGCGGTAGCCACGCTATCAATCGCGTTATTTATATCTGGATTAGGCCAACCAATCGAGCCACCACCAGACAACAGCAAGCACGGACGCGGGTTGCTTTCGAAACCAATGATGCGTGGCGCTGTCGCGTCTTGGTCGAACGTCACTAATACCCGGTCGCCCACTTCAAATACCGCCACATGGCAATACATATACTGGCACGGCACGGAACTATAGTGGCGCTGAGCATTCACGTTTAATGCTTGGGCGCTACTTGTCGCTGCGTCCAGCTCAATGCTGCAAGTGTTCAGTTCGTAGTTAATCGCGGTGATCGTGGCCAGGCGATAGGTGGGGCGCCACTTTTGCCAGCCAGGCAACATGGCCAGGTTATAAAACACGCTGGCCGAGGTGCCGGCCAGGGCGGGCTGCAAGGCACCATCGCGGGCACCGTTCCACGCTGCCCCGCCGTCAAAGCCGGGCCGAATCATGACGGCCTTTGCCTCACCGGGCACCTCGGCGGTGGCCACCTCGCCGGCCAGGTCGTCGGTGAAGTCGGCGCACCAGGCATCGACCTCGCGTTGCGCCGGCAGCACATCGATGCGCGCTATCAGGGCTTGCGCCGCCAGGCGTTGCGCCTTGAGCTGGCCAATGGCCAAGCGTATGGCGTCGCGCTGGCTGGTAGCGGCCAGCAATGCCTCGCTGGTTGCCGCCAGGCCCACCGTAGACGTGCCATCCTCGGCAATCTCTTGCTGATAACGCGCAATAGCCCGGTCCTGGTCATTGGCGGCCTGGTCAACGCCGAGCTGCGCGGCTTGGGCCTGGTCTTCCATGCTGGCCAGGTCTACCTCGATCTGCGCTAGGCGGTCCTGCGCCCTGGCCCGCGCCGTCATGGCGCGGGTGCGATCTTCCAGCAGCTCGACGGTGTAGCGCCCCTCCCCCAGCGACGCCACGATGCGGCCCTTACCCATCTTCCAGCACCTCCATGAATTCGGTCTGGCCATTGATGAAATACTGGATGGTGGCCACAGGGAACACTGTGCCGTCGCTGTCGATGGCGGTATGCCCAGGCCGCAAGAACAGGTCGACGCCGGCCCGTACCCGCCTCACGCCGTCCTGCAAGCTGCGGTAGCGCACCGCCCTCAAGGTGCGCTCCAGGGTGGTGACCACCGTAAACGCGCCATACCCCGAGATGGTTAGGCTGTCACTGGTGGGGCCATGGTCACCGCGTGCATTGTCGAAGGGCGCGGCGGCGATTATTTCCAGGGGGGATAGTGAGCCGTCCTTGTAGCGGTAGCCCTTGCGTAGCTGCATGACCTGGCCGCGCAAGCCTTCCAGGGTGGCCGCCCAGGCGTTGCCGCTGGGGATGACGGCTTGCAGGTACGACTGCCCGGTGGTGCGCATGGTGGCCTGCACGCTACTGATCGGAATGCGCGTCTCGCCCACGTCCAGCACATAGATGGTTTGGCGCTCGATGGGGGCGTATCGCTCCCAATCGCTGCCCAGGTCGGGGCCGCTATCGGCCCCGCCGTTGAGTACCGCCGTGTTGAGCGGCTGACTATTGAGCATGTCACAGCTCCATCACATACCCGTGGAAGACCAGCTTCACCTCGGCGCCCAGCCCTACTGTCTCGGCGGGCGTGGCGTAAAGGCCAGCTACCCCCTTGCCTGGCTCCAGGGCGATGCGTGAGCGCGCACCCCGGCGAAAGCTACCCGGCCCTACCGTATGGGCTGCAGCCAGCGTGTCGGGGGCGGCGGAGCTTGTGCCGATATTCAGGGTTGGCCAGGGCAGATCAGGGGAATCCACGAGCATGACTTTTTCAGGGTCGTACTGGCCGCCTGCCGCCACCATTGTCCCATTGGGTGCAATGCTGCCGGAGGTAAAGTTGCCCGATATGCGACTGCCGGACAGCTCCACCCAACTGGTCGCGTCGAGCATGAGCGCACCATTGTAGGATTGCACTGCGAACAGAGTGGCCCCGTCTGCCGTGAACTCCAGATCGACAACGTTAGCGCCCACGGTGGATTCCTCGTACACCTTGGCCCAGGTAACCACCTCATAGGCACGCAAGTAAGGGTTGCTGGTCACGCCTACCGCCAGGAATTGACCATCAGGACTGTAGGCCAGCGAAGGGACGCGCGCCTCCTGTGACGGCACCCCCGTAACCTTCGTCCAATCGGCAACGTTGTATAGCGTGAGGCGTGGCGAACTGGAATGCCCCACCGCCAACTGCTTACCGTCCGGGCTAAAGGTGATCGCGGTCACATAATCGCCGCTGGCGAGCGTGGGCGTGCCGGCCACTAGCGTCCACCCGCTTGTTTCGTACAGGGTGATGGCAGGGTCATAGATACCCACCGCCAACATCGTGCCATCAGGGCTGAATGCCAGGGCGTTGGCCTGCGAGCCAGCCATCAGCGTGATGTCCACCACCTGCGTCCAGTCGGCGGTATTGAACACGTACAGGTGGCTAGCGGTGGTGGTGACGGCCAGTAGGCTGCCATCGGCACTAAAGGCTATGGCTTCGACAAATCCATCCGTCGCCAGGTCGGCAACCTGGCTCCAATCCGCCGTCGATTGCACCATGACATACTTGGTTGTCGTGCCGGCATCATGGGTCATCGCCAACAGGCTGCCGTCAGGACTGAACTGCACCGCGATTGAGTTGCTAGTGTTCACGGCGCTGCGTCCGCTGGGCGAGGCAGTGAAGACGGCATTCACCACCCCCACTACATCGACGGCCTCGGGGAAAAACAGCGTGCCGGCGGGAAAGTCCAGGGACGTAGTGGCCCCACTCATGCCCAGGTTGAGCGCGTCGCTGGCCACGACTTGCTGAGACGCCGCGCGGCGAGTGGCGTTTGCCGCGCCGTTGGAGGCGGGGTCTGTCACGGTGTCGGGCAGGTAGTCAATGGCATTGACCCGCTTGCCGCCTGGCACGGTCACGGTCACGTCACGGCCAATGGCCACCGCATAAGGGGCGTCGGCCATGGCGCCCTCGCCCACGGCCAGCGCATATGGTGCGTAGCTGTCTACCGTGGCGTTGCCTAGCGCAATCGCGCCTTGGCTGTTGTACCTTACCGCCGCGCTCTCACCGATGGCCGTACTGTTCGTGGTATTCCTGGTGGCATTGCCACCGATGCGCAGCCCCGTGCCGGTCAGGTCGCCAATCACGGCCTTGGCCTGACCGCCCAGCCCTAACCGCCACTCCAGGTCTACCGTATACACACGGTTTAATTGGCGGGTCGATACCCACAGTCGTCCGTACTTCTCCAGGTACAGCGAAAACGACCATTGCGGCGATGACTCCAGATTGGTGGCCTTGATCGTCGGGTTATAGGTTTGCGACACCACCTCTCGGGTCACCATATCCACGACCACGACATAACTCCGCGTTCCCAACCATAGCCAGTTTCGGGCAGTGTCGTGGGCAATGGAGTGATAGGCGGTATCCAGGTTCTGCGCGGTCAGCGCATCATCAAAGAACACCTCGCCGGTTTCCAGGTCGATGACGCGATACAGCGGCACGCCGCTCCAAATGCCGCCCATGGTCGGAACCCAAACATAGCGCTGCGCCTGCACGGCGATACCGCCGCCATCCTGCTCATCGACGGCGTCCGCCAGGGCATTGGCCACCGTGGCGTCCAGTGTCCAGGTGCCGGCCAGGGTGTCATAGTCAAACACGGCCACCGGGTAGGTGTACCCTGGCCAAAAGCACGACACTATCGCCTTGTTGCGCGACGGCACCAGGACCACCTCGCGCGACGTGATAGCGCTGAAATCAACGCCGGTAAGGGTGGGCGCTGACACGCTGGCGTCAGCCAGGGTATACACCACCACCGGGCACACGGTCGAATCGGCCGCCCGCGTGACGGTGCCGCCTTCGGTGACGATGACCAGTTGCGCCCCGTCTCCTGTAAACGTCAGGCTTTGCGGCGCGAAGTTGCTGGTTGCGAACTCACCGCTGGCGGTGATGGCGGCAGAGTCGATGGTTTGCGCCACTGTCCAGGTGGCCGTGTCGTAGATCAAAGCCTGATAGCTGGTGTCGTAACTGATGGCCAGGCGCGTACCATCGGGCGAAAACACGGCGGTAACCGGCGCGTTGCCGGCGCCGTCATCCAGCACCGCCACTCGGCTTGAGTTAGTAGTGTCGAATACCAAGGCACCCACCTGCGAGGAACCGCCGCCGCCCAGGATGACCACGTATTGCTCGTCAGGTGACTTTACCAGGCGGTTCACCAGGTTGGTGCCCGCGCTGGTAGCAAGCTCAATCCAGCTCACCGGCTCGGGCCAGACGTGGCCAATGCTCAAATCATCGGCCAGGCTGCCGCCATGCACCTCGCGGTCGCCGCCTGACAGTAGCACCTGGTCTTTGCCCAGCACACCCCATTGCACCATGCCCGCCTGGATAGTGCCCGCCGTGGGGCGCGCCTCTACCGTATCACCGGATGCCCAGGCCGCCACGGTGGTGCCCTCGCGTCCACGCTCCACGGCCAGCGTGTTGCCACTGGCCCCGGTCACATAGACGATCTCGAGCGCGCCCTCGGTGTTGGTCAGGGTCAGCGCAAAGCGCTTGTCAGCGGTGGCCTCCGAGAAACTGGCGCCGCCTTGCTGAAGGGTCAGGGTGGTGTCGCCAGTCGCCACGGCGCTGGCAAGCTGGGTCGAGAAATTGTTGATGAAATCGAAATTCATATCGGCCCCGTAGCCGCTACAGCGCGGCGGTTAGCAAGATGGTCAGGGTTTGCTGTTTCTCGTTGTACTCGCTGGGCACGCCGGCAAAGGTGCCCTCGCGCAGCGAGACGGTCAGGTTGCCGTGTAGACGCAGCAGCCGGCGGGCACGGTCCACCAGGGCCAGCGGCAGGCCGTCGAGCGAGAGCGTTATGGTGCGGTCAGCGGGGCTATAGCCCCGGTTGGAAATCGCGGCCCCGCCGTCTAGCGTGGCGGTGCGCGTGATGCGGCGGCTGATCGAATCGGTTTCGGTGCCGTCGCGCCAAGGCACCAGTAAGGCGCCCTCGGGGTCAAACGTCAGGGCGGCCAGGCCAATCTGGTAGTGCATGGGGAATCCTCGTTACAGTCCCAGCAGGAACTCGGCGCCTTCGGCGTTGGCGCGTAGCTGCACCTTTTCGATGATCTGCCACATGACCGTCTCCAGGGCCGGCTCCAGGCCGTCCGAGCTGATACGGATTAACCCGTCACCCGAGCGCAGCGCGTTGGTCTTGGCCCGTAGCTGGTCGATCTGTGCCTGTGTCAGCTCGTTTTGCAGGCGCACGGCTTCGGCGCGGCGTTCGTTTTCCTCTTTCAACACGCGCTCCAGGGCCCATTCCTGCGACATGGATAGGTTGTCGCTATCCAGCGCCGCATAGAGGCCGGTCAGGGTATCGCCCGTGCTGGTGATGGTGGTGTTCAGCGAATCGAAAACGGCCTCGACCTGGCGCACCTGCGCATCGATCTCGGCCACCTGGATCTCAGCGCCCAGCTCCAGGGTCTTTAGCCGCTCGTTGCTGGCCAGTTCTTCCCACTTGAGCGCGAATTCCTCGGCCTTGTCGGCGGCACCGCCCAGCGCGGTGTCGGTCTTCTTCACAGCCTCGGTGGCCGTATCCATCGACTTGGCCGCCGTCTCGCTGCCGCCCTTCAAGGTGCTGGCGTACTTCTCGATGGCATCGAACTGCTCTTGGGTGATTAGCCCGTTGGCCAGTTGGTCGCGGTACTCGGCCAGCACATCGTTGACGTTGGCGAAGGCGTCGCGCTGCTCATAGACACCATCGGCAACCTTCTTCCACGAGCCGGCGGATTTGTCCGTCACTGCCGCCTGGTCGAGCAAGGCCTGGCTGTTGTCGATGACCGCCTGGCTGTATTCCTCGGTTTGCTTGAACGCCCCCGCAACGGCCTGGTTCCACGCCTCCACGCCCTCGGCATTGGCCTGCCACTGGCCGGTGCCGTCCTGCAAGGCGCCGCTGGTGGATTCCAGGTTGGCGTAGATTTCGCGCAGCCGGTTGGGCACCACGTCGAGCTGTGCCTGGTTTTCCTCCATGACGCGATTGATATGGTCGGTGGCCGTTACCACGGCGTCCGAGGCATCGACGTATCGACCCGAGGCGTAGTCCCACGTCACCGCCCCGGATTCGATCAGCTCGTTAAGCTCGCCCCAAGTAGACACTTGGCGATTCAGCCCGGCGGTCGCTTCCGCCAGGCCGTCCTGCGCCTTGGCCATGCGCTCGGCGCGGGTATCGAAGCCCAGCATTGACGCGGCCAGGTCCGCCACGGCAGGCCCGGCGGTGGCGGCGGCAATGGCTAGCCCCGCCGGGCCAGCCAGCAGGGGCAACAGACGGCCCAGCGCTGTAACCACGCCAGGGATGACGCCGCCCGACCCGGCCAGGCCGGAAATGGCAGCGGTGATGCCGCTGATGGCCGGTGCCACGATCACGGCGGCGGAGGACAGCGCGCCCACGGTGCCGATCAGGCGTTGCGTGTCGGCATCCATGTCCAGGAACGCCTCGACCAGCGGACGCACCACGGCCATGACGCCGGCAACCACTTCGCCAACCCCGGCGGTGAAGTTGGATAGGGTATTGAAGGTTTCGCCCAGGCCTTCGATGACCGCCTGCAAGTCGCTGGCGTCGATACTCAGCTCGTCCAGGTTGCCCAACAGGGCGTCCAGGCCTTCGGTAAAGCCGCTGTAGTCGGCATTGGCCAGGGCGTCGGGTAGCGCGGCGGCCACTTCGCGGGCCAGGCGCTCGATCTCGGCCAGCTTGGGGTTGATCGAATCGAACAGGGCGTCAAACGCCCCGCCGTCCGCCTCAGCCTCCATGACCTCGAATACCTCGGCCATGCCGGACACGATGCCCGCGAACTGGTCGCGGAACTGAGTGCCCAGCGTGCGCGCCAGGTTTTCGTAGGTCGCGCTCATGCGCTTGCCGGCGCCCTCGGCGCTGTTCAGCTTGATGGCCACTTCCTCGGCCACAGTGGTGGAATTGGCCAGCGCCTTGTTTACGTCCGCCGTGTTATTGGCCAGCGATTCCATGACCGTGACCATGCGCGCCGATTGATCGATGCCGAATAGCTGGGAACTGAAGGCCAGCTTCTGCGACTCGTCCAGGCTGCCGAATTCGGCGGCTACGTCCGCCAGTATGTCCTTGCCCTCGCGCAGCGCCCCGTTGGAGTCGCGCTGTGACACGCCGATGGAGGCCAGGGCTTCCTGCACCGGCTTGGAATCGTCCAGCAGTTTCAACAGGCCGGTCTTGAGCGCGGTTGCCGCCTCATCGCCCGAGCGGAACACCTCGATTATCGGCGTCAGCACTTCGGACGTTTCGATGAAATCCAGGCCCATGGCCTTAGCAATCGGGGAAATGCCCGCCATGCCCTTGGCCAGCTCGCCCACGCTGGTGGCGTAGGTGTTACTGGTGGCATTCAGCACTTCCATGATGTTGCCGGCTTCGCTGGCCGGTGCCCGGAAGCCTTTCAGAATGGCCACCAGGTACTCGCTGGCTTGGGCGGCCTCCACGTCGCCGGCAATGACCAGGTCCAGGCCATTCTTGACGAGCTGGCTTGACTCCTGCGCGGTAAAGCCGGCCTGGCGGTAGTTGGCCATGGCTTGCAGGATATTGGTTGCCGACTCGCCGTAGGTGTTGGACAGCTCGGTAACGCGCCGGGTGAATTGCTCCACCGGGCCATCGGCGTCGTCCAGGGTCTTGGCCAGGTCTTTCTGCGCGGACTCGAAAGCCACCGACGCCTGGTAGGCCTTGGTGGCATAAGCTACGCCCAGCGCGATGGCGGCGCCTTCGGCGACCAGCAGGCCTTTCGTGACCGTGGCCAGCGGCGTGGCCATGCGCTCCACCGAGCCGGTCAGGCTGTCGATGCGCCGAGTGGCGGAGTCGATGCCCGCGCCCATGCGGTCCACGCCTTCAAAGATGATCGAAACGGTATTTTCCAGCGAGGCCATGCCAGGCTCCTACGATGATTGCTCTTGCCGCGCCTTCTGTTCCTCGAAAAACAGCCCCCATAGCTCGGTTTCAAGCGGGGTCAGCATGGCAACGGGGAAAAGATCGGGGCGCACCCGGTACAGGAATTCGCCCTTCAAGTGGCAGAGCTGGAGGGCGGTGCGGATGTCGCCTTGCTTGAAGAGCGCTTCGGCTTTCCCGGCTCGCCACCCATGCCGGTGAGTTGGGTAATCTTGGTGGTGAGCTGGTAGAACTCCACCGGAAAGGCGCCGGCCAGTTTGGTGGCGAGCTGGTGGGTACACTCGGGCGCCACGCTACCGATCACCAGCATTTCGATGCGTTTGGCCAGGTCATCGGGCACGGCGTCGCCCTCGCCCAGCAATTCGCGCACGGCAGCCGTAACGGCCTCGCCCTGGCTGGATAACAGCCCATCGGCAATCGCTGAGCGGGCACGGTTGCGCTCCTTGGCTTCGTTGACCTTGGCCAGCTCCGCGCCGGTCAAGCCACGCACCCGCCACACCGGCTTACCCTGGTCGCCCAGGCCTTTGAAGTACGGCGCCAGGTCGGGCACTTCCACGTCTTCCTCACGCGCCCGGAACACCGTGCCGGTGAACTTCTGAATATCGAATTCCATGGCTAATACCTCAGAATAAGCAACAAAAAGCCCCGCACTTGGCGGGGCTTACGGATAGGTTAGGGTTACCTGATTACGCATCCTTGTCAGCTATCACATCGGCCTTAATCTATATGGTTGCTGCAAATGACTACATCGACGCTGTGTCTGTCAGACCATGAAGGTGGGTGCTTCTGCATCGGTCAAAGCATAGAGAACCGATTTACGAGGCCGAATATTCATTACCTCAATACTTCCCTATCGCAGAAACCTATTTCTAGTTCATTAGCAGCGGTGTATATCAGTTGATTTAACGACTCTTTCAGGCAGCCGGACGGCTCAGCCAAGATAGTCAGATATTGCGCGCATCGCAGTCAGTTGCATCCGCGCTCGCTCGGCCCAGAAATCTAGAACTTCGTTATTAAATGAAGTGGAGCTAAGCTGTTCTAACGAAGGGGACTTAAGTTTTAGCGAAGTAGTTTTCAGTTTCGTGTTTGTCATAAATATGACTCTTGAAGGAATACATGATCACAATATTCCCAATCATGCTTCGAGGCAATAAAAAAAATATTTTTTATTACCCCTTATTACCACACAAAGTTTATTGCTAATCACAACTTCATGGACGAAGAAGTTTTTCACTTCTACAACCACAACTGAACAGAGGATGCTAACACTTACTAAAAACAGCCAGCCATAGGACAGCCCAACAAAAAAACTCATTAGTCATTGGTATTAATGAACAATTTTATTACCTGCCAAGGTTTTTCACATCGCTTTGATTAAAGCCGCCATGTCACAAATAACGACACCTAATATGCAAGGCTCTCATAAGAACTTGTTGCAGATGTCAGCGCAGCATGGTGATGGAATCGCACTGCGCTGAGGCACTCCTCCATATGATGCCAGTACAGCCCGAGGCTCACGTGGTAGGTGAACAAAGAGTGACAGGCAGGGTTATTCGTCGAAGTCCACGGTAGCCTGCTCGGCGCTGACCGTGACGGCGATATTGACGTGATCGCCCGCCGGGTAGGTGCGTGCAACCCCGACGATGCCCTGCGTCAGCGAGTGGGCCAGCTTCGACTTGTCCTGAAACCACTTGAACCAGAGCTTTTCCCCTTTCAGCTTGATAATCGGGTCGGTGATGCCATCGTTGCCGTAGTGGGTGAATGACGCCTGGCTTAGCGAGCTGGACACGCTGCCCAGGGTGCCGCCGTAAATCTGCGTCGAGTTGACCGTATTGGACTCGTCAGCCGGCACGAAGGCGGCCACGCGGGGCAGCTCGGCGAAGATGGGCGTATAACCGCGCACCATGACTTTTTTGGGTGCGCCCCCGGTGTGAATGCCGGGCAGCTCGCTGGCAAAGGTCACGTCACCGCTGGCCGGGTCGGTATGCCATACCGGCTGGTCGTAGCGCTCGCGGTGCGTACCGACCACTTGGAAAATCTCGGTATCGGACACCGGGGCGGCGGCGCTGGTCGCCAGGCGCACCTGGCCGATTTCCACGGAATCCACCGGGATGAACGGGGGGCCGCCGGCTTCGCCGCGCGTCTCGGTGAACGCGGTACCCTCGCTGCCCTGCACCGCCACCAGGGCGCCCGAGGCGTCCACGATGATGGAGTTGATGATGTGAGTGCTGGTCGAGGCACGGGTCACGCTGACGGAACCCGACGCCACGACTACCAGGCCCGTGCTGTCGGCACCTGCCACGGTTGGCATGTAGGCGGTCAGGGAAGCCACGCTAACGGCATCGTTGCCGCTACCGGCGCTGATCGTCCCTCCCGTGGCCAGGCCGAACGGGCGCACGTCCGTTTCGAAACCTGCGCGCCCCGACCAGGGCGCAAAAGTAGCCGAGAACGTGGTGTCATCGCCGGCATCGCTCATGGGCTCCCAGTCGTTGAACGCCTGGCCGGATTCGTATTGCAGCAAGGGGTTGCGAGTGATGGCCATGGGGCATCCTCCTAAGATGATGGTCTGGGATGGAACGGGTATCCGCCCCGGGGTTGATGGGCGGCCCAGCCAAGGGCCTACATGCTATTGGTGAAGGGATCACCGACATCGAAACGGAAGCGCACGGCCAAATTGATGTCGACGCCGATGACCTCGCTGCCGTCTTCGGGGTAGTAGATCGTGCCACCGGCATAGGCGATGTCGTCGCACAGTCCGCTCAGCGTGACGTCCTGGCCGGTGGCATCGATGATCAGTTGACCGAGGATGGCGTTGCCCTGTTCGCTCCAGCGTCCCGGGTCGTTGTCCGCCTGGTGTACGGTTTCCAGGGTCAGTGTCATGGTCACGGCCATCTGTCCGAAATCGGCACGTTCCACGTCACTGTCGTTGGAATCCCATAGCGATCGCGCGGGCAAGGCTTCGATCACGGTATTGGCGCGCTGCGCGCCCAGGCGTTGCGCCAGCGCAGCAATCACCTGCTCACGAATGGTTGGCATCGGGGATCCTTTAGCGTGCCAGCAGGCGCTCAGCTTCGTGTTGCAGACGCTGCATCAGCCGGTTGCCACCAAGAGCGTGCAAGTCATCTTTCACGTCCGTGAATACCTGACTGACGGAGGGACCGTAGGTGATACGCAGCCCCTCGGTGCGCCCCAGGCCGGGGCCATACTGGTTACGAAAAGCAATGGCCGTGGCGCCGCTGTGCTTCAGCGGACCGATAAAGAACGCGCCCGGCATCCGCTTGTAGCCGCCGGTCGGCTTCACCTTCACGCCGATGTCGCCGTTGGCGTACTGGCGATGCGCATAGCGGGTCAGCAGAACTCCCCGGCTCGGCGTGGCCAGGCTGCCGGTCGGCTTGCTCCGGGTGGCCTTGCTGACCTTCAAGCGCTCGCGGACATAGCCAGCTTTCAGCTTCACCTGCTTGCGGATGGCTTGGCCAGCCTCGGTGCGGGTCACCGTCAGGGTATGGTTGATGGCTCGCGCCATCGCCTGCTCATAGCCGTTCCTGATATGCGCCAGATCGGACTGCACCCGGCGCACGCCGCTGCGGTCGATACGGATATGCAGAGACTGCGTGTCGATCTGTGCCATGATCTACCCTCCCGTTACGATCCACGTGACCAGGTGGCCGTCATCGGTGGACTTGCTTACCAGGCGCCACGTCTCGCGCCCCAGGCTCACCGTCTCGCCACGCTTACCCTCGCCCAATTCGCGGCTATAGCCGGTGAGTTCGGTGCGTCGCTCCATGGTGCCGGATTGCATGCCCCCCACGACACGCTCCACATCACGATCAATGATGACGCTGACCGTGAGCGGTTCGACGTCCTGCGGGGTGTAGGTGGCTGAAGCAGAGTCGGCCAAATGAGACATGACCGCCTCATCGAGGCGGCCGGTCAGATCGGCGAAACTCATGCCGTGTTCTCGAGCAGTTTGATGATGGCCTTGGGCCGGGTGCAGAGGTGCGCAGGGTTGGACTGCGCTTCGAGTTCCACGCCCTTGTTGTGGTCGAGCAGCTTGGATGAGCTGTAGAACGGCAGACCGAGGGTGTTCACGGTATCCATGTAATCGCCCGGCGCGAAGCGGGTAATGAACAGATCCAGCACACCGGAAGGCTCGGCATAAGCTTCCTTGTCACCGATCTTGACCTGACCACCACCGCGGTAACGTTCCCAGTAGCATCCACCGAAGTAGAAGCCCTCCCGTGGATCGGCACGCAGCCGCGCCCCAGCTTCCCAGCGCTCGTAGGCTTCTTTCACCGCTTTATGGGTAATGAACTTACGCCAGAGGCTCTTGCCGCATAACACCGTTACCCCGGTGTAAGACAAGCCGCCCAGGGCATCTTCAATGCCTTCGTGGATGTCGAGGCAGATGCTCTGCACGTCGGTGGTGGCGGTGTCCAGCTTCATCTCGACGGTCTTCTGCGTCATGCCGAATGCCTGGAACAGATCGTACAGTACGGTGTTACCGTCGGAATCGAGTACCTTGCCTTGGATAGCGCCCAGCCGATGGTACTCATGAGTCATGTCGATGCGCTGAGCCATCTTGGCCAAACGCTTGTTGACCACGGCCTGCACCGCCTGTTGCTGGTCCTCGGCACCAAAGGCGCGAACCCCCTGTACCTCATCGGCCAGAACGGTCGCTGTCGTCGGCAAGTGTGCAGTCTGGAATGACACACCGGTGCGCTTGCTGCCGCCAACGACAGTGCCAGGCGCACCGCGCGGTTTGCTCTCTACCAGGCCGAGGGTGTCACCGTCCTTTTCGATGACAAGGCTGGTCGTGCTGATCCCCTCAGCCTCGAACAACCCCATGCCGCCGATCTGGTTGGGAACGTACTGGACCTCGTTGATGGCAGCCGTCAGGGACGAAAGGGTGAAAATATCGGAGTCAAAGATGCCCATGATTGGCCTCTCTCTACAGGTTTCGGAACGGGTGTTTTCGCCCTGACGGGCAGCTACTGGAGGGGATTAGCGGACGATCACACCGAGACCGACCAAGTCGTTGGTGGCCGTGTCGATTTGAGCCTGGCTGGCACCGTCCGGCCAGGTCAGGGCCTCTTCATGAACTTCGCAAGCCCGAACATGCACGACGCAGGGCTGCGGCGCCGTGCTGGCATCCACCGGGGCATACAGCACGGCCTTGGCGGTCTGGGTGCCGTCGGTCGCCACCGGGTCGAGCGGGACGTAATCACCGGTCGCGTTCAGGGCCAGCACGGTGCCAGCGGCACAGTTGCCGGCTGCCAGCGTGGCCTGTTCACGGGAGCGGGCTCCATTGGCCTCGGATACGACATGTTCGCCGGCTCGACGGGGTTCTTTGTGGATCGCCATGGATCAGTCTCCTTAGTTGGCTGGGGTCTTGCGGTTGAGCCGGGCATAGATCTTGTTGTGATCGATGCCGACACGGTGCCCGCCTTCGGGCGAATGGGAGCCGTTGATGTGCTGCTTGTTGCCGCTGGCCGCCGCGACGTCGTAGATGTATTCGCTGGCCTGCGCCTCGGCCATGCCATTGTCGATGAGCTTCTCGAGGAGCTGATTCTGACCGGTGGTCTGGCATGCCTTGACGATCGTCACGATGCGCGAGCGCTCGGCATTGACGGCCTGTCCGGGCTCGGCGCTGCGCAGCGACTGAATGACCTGCACTGCAGTCTCAGGTGACGCCTGGATGGCCTCGACGTCGAGATCCAGCGCCTTGGCAACCAATGCTAGCGGGCTACCCTCAGCACTCGTGGGCGACTGCCGCCGCAACGCAATGATCCGGTCACCCAGGTCAGCGGCCTGTGCCTCGGCCTCCTCTGGGGTGATATCGAAGGCCAGCGCCAGCGCGCCTGAGGCCGTCATGGTCTGGTTCGAGCCGCCTAGCGCGGCAAGCTGCGCCTCGAGTTGGCGAATTTTGCCCTGCTGCTGAATCTGGCTCTGAAACAGCTTGGGATCGGCACAGGCCACCGATTTCAGCTTGGCGTCCTTGTCCGTGGCGAATCCCCATCCGATCGCCTCGTCAGCGCCCATAAAGGTGTCGCCCCGATCGAGTAATTCGGCGATTTCCTCGGCCGTCTTGCCGGTAGCCGCGACGTAGGCATCGACCATCGCTGCGTCGATTACATCGATGTTCTGGGCGTAGTCCTTGATTTCCTGGGCGGTAAAGAATCCAATCATTAGGGAGGCTGCACGATGGGTCATGATCGTTGCGCCGACCCCCATGGTGCGGGTATCCCCAGCCATCATGATCACGGTAGCGATGCTCGCCGCCATGCCGGTGATCCGAACGTGAACATTCGCCCGGTGATTGCGCAGATAGTTGTAGATGCGAATCCCCGAGGCGACGTCGCCTCCTGGGCTGTTGATTTCGAGATCAATATCGTCGAGCTCACCCAACGCCTCGATCTCATCGATGAACTCACGGGCTGGCTTGTCACCCATCAGGTCGTTTATCCAGTCCGGTGCCCAGTCGCTACCGATGGGCTTGTCGATGACGACCTGCGCCCGGCGGGTGTCCCCTGCTGCAGCCTTGGCGGTAAACCATTTCATGCGTCTTCATCCTCACTGTCTGGATCGTTGGCCAGCCCCTCAAGGGCCTGATGCAAAGCGCCGTTCTTAGCGGTCGTGCGGGGATCGGAGTCGAGCACCAGACCATGGTGGTCGGCGCTAGCGTTACCCTTGGAGATTTCGGCATCGAGCTGATCGATCGACCAGCTGCGCTCGGCTGCCGCCTCAGTGCGTGGCTTGAAACCGGCACGGACCTCCAGCAGGTCGGCGGTGACTTCCTTGAGTGGATCGACCCATTGCCACTTGGATGCGATCCAGTCGATGGCCAGCAGCCCGGCACGACGCGCCCAGTAATCGGGAATGACCAGGGCCCCGGACGTCACGGCCACATCGAGCCACTTGGCAGCGATACGACGGCACCACTGGTGGACCATCAGTTGGGCCTGCAGGGCCTCGACCCGGCGGCGGAACTCCAGCAGGCCGGCGCGGATACTGGAGTAATTAACGCCCTTGAGGTCGCCGGTCATTTGCTCGTAGGTGATGCCGGACCCGGCGGCCACGGCGAGCAGCTCGCTACGCAGCCACTCGGTGTAGTTGCCGCCGATGTCCGGCGGATTAGAAAACGAGACCTCCTCGTCGTCCTCGAGGTAGTGAATGCCACCCGGCGTAAATTCATTGAGTTGCTCTACACCGTCTTCGCTGGCCATGGTGACCAGCGTGCCGAACTCGGGCGTGTCGTCCTCGATGTCCGGGTTGGTCTTTCGCTTGACGAAGGCACCGAACAGTTGGGCCAGCTTCTGCCGAGCGAGCAGCGCATCCTGCATCTCGTCGATTTCGTACAGGCGCACGATGACTGAGGTGAGCTCCGGAACGCCGCGCAACTGCCCCGGGCGCTGGCGACGAAACATGTGCACCACGCTGTCGGCCGGTACCGGTACCCGCGTGTTGAGCTCGCTGGTCAGCTTTTCGTGCGGGTGGTACCGCCAAAGGTGGTAAGCGGTACGCTGACCGATGGGACCGAACTCGATACCCATCTTGATCAATCGGCCGCCGAAGGCCTGCGAATAGGCTGGATCGAGATGCTCGGACTCGATCACCTGCAGCTGCAGCGGGACGGAGAGGCCATCCGATACGCGGCGATAGCGAAAGCGTCCCAACGCCTCGCCAGCTTCAAACTGGGACCCCGCCGCTAGCGATTGCAGACCGTAGAAGTCATCGACTCCATCAGAGTCGCACTCTCCCACCCAGCGATCCCACAGCGCCTGGGTCGTGGGATCGCCCCACTGTGGCTTGATGCCGGTGCCAACCAGGTTGGAGATGTAGGCCTCTTTCGCCTTGCGTGCGTAGGCGTTGTTGCGAATGGCGTTGTGGCTGCGCGACTGCAGCAGCGGCAACGAGCGAGCGATCGGCGCATTCGGCCCACTCGCCACAGCACCCTTGCCGGCCATGCGGTGACTGGCCGAACCACCCTCGTAGGACTGGGCTCTGACGGGTACGAGCTGACCGCCGCGCATCGTCATGCGCATGCGGGGCTTACTGGTTGTCGTGGTCATCAGAGCCCCTTCGAAGTGGTCACATAGTGTGTGCGTGAGCGACGCCGGCCTCCGGCATGCTTGAGTTCGAGGGCGATCTCGCGTGCCAGGTCGCGCAGCGCATCGATGTCGGACTGGGCGTATTGAACGGTGCGGCCGTTATGGGTGACCGTCGTCACCCGCTGGCCACGCGCCAGCTCGACGATGGCCCGGCGAATGCTCGCCAGGTCGTCTGCGGTGTAGGCCATGGGATTCTCCTAGATACGGGGTTTGGCGACGCGCCGGCGGCGCTTCCTTGGAGCCACCTTGGGTGGTGGCAGGACATCAGAGGCTTCGCTGTCGCCATCCGGATAAAACAGCAGAGCGTTGCGCTCCCACTCCATGGCCCAGGGCGGTGGGTTATCCCAGACGAACTTTTCCGCGCCAAGCAGGATGAACACCGTCAGGTTGTAGACGCAGAGATCGAAGGCCTCGTTGGGGCGCTTGCCGGGTTTGCTCCACTTGCCCGTGGCTGGGTCGCGCACCTCGTAGGTCAGTTCGTCGAACCACCACCGTCCCAGCCAGTTGGGCGTGTGCATGTAGCCCGCACCGGGATCGTCACGATCCATCATCCCGACGACGGTATCCTTGAGCAGGTCAGTACCGAGGATGTACAGCGGCACATCGCCCCGGGCACGGGAGCGGCGCGATTTGCGGCTGGTGTTGTCGGGCCATGTCTTGGAGACCCGGTTGGCTGTCTTGGAGCTGCCTCCCTTGACCAGATAGGCACGCGATTGCAGGCCATCGCGGCGCAGCCGTCTGTACCAGTCATAGGCCTGCGAGGTGACTGACTCGTCGCCATCGGATTCGCCACCGGTATCCACCGCCATGGCAGTAATGGGCATCCTGCGACCGCTGCCGTCGGCGAGCCGATACGACCGGTTCAGGACATCGCGGGTCAGCAGGTCCCAATCCTCGGGACGGGTCGCCGGGTTGATCGGTCGGGGCTCCTGATCGTTGTCCGAGCCGCGATCCTCGCTGATGTTGAAACGGTCGATGACCCACATCTCGCGATTTCGGCCCCAGCCATGAACCTGCACCACGAAGCGCCGGTTTTTGCCACCCTGCACGTCGACGGCCGCCGTCAGAAAGCGCACGCCATGCGGCACGGTACGCCGCTCGACGTCCTCGGACCGCTCCAGCAGATGCAGGCTCGAACGCTGGGAAGTCGTGACCTTGTTCAGGTACGGACGGCCCCAGTCGACGTTAGTGACTGACTGAAGATCTTTCTGATTGCCGGTGACTTCGAACGTCTCTTCGGCCGCCTTGAGCTTGGTCAGCAGGGACTGCCACGTTTGCAGTGCCGCCGCCGGCCCCTCCATCCAGAATGAGGCGATGCGTGTCTCGCGGGGAGTGCCGATCAGTTCGCCATCGATAGTGAGCTCGCAGCCCTCCGGCACCCACCGGCCATGTATGTTGAGGCTGCGCTTCTGGGTATGCTCCAGCTCGGCTGAACAGTGCGGACAGAAGACGTGACCGCGTTGCATGTTGAAGTTCTCCTTGATCGGCATGAACCAGTGCCGGCAGCGTGGCTGCGGACATTGCCAATACCAGCGGCGGCGGTCGCCCTGGTTGTAGATGTCGAGGATGCCGGTGGTCGGTGGTGCCCGATGCGGTTCATCACTGGGCTGTCGCCAGTCCGGGTCGATGATTAGCCGTCCTGGAGAGGATTCGACCAAGGTCATGCCGGTTGAACCGAACGACTGGGTACGCTTACTAGCGAGCACCCAGCCCGACCCTTCACCGCCAACGTTCTCGACCATGCGGTCGTAGTCGGTCAGCAATACGAACTGGTAATCCGAACTGGCGAAAACATTCTTAGAGGGCCATTTGATGGCCAGATAGTTGCCTGCTCGAAACGTCTTGTCGTGAACATTATTGTCGTGGCCGCGGGGGCTCAACCGGCTGGCAATATCGGGCGAGGCGTTGAAGGCTCGCTCAAGGCGCTTCTTGCTGTACTCCCTGGCTTTCTCTTCACTGATCTGAACGATCAGCCCATCACCTGGGTCGTTGATGATCTTGTAGCAAACGAAGCCATCGATCAGGCCGATCGTCTTACCGGTACGTGCGGGTCCGACGAAGACCACGGCGTCATACCGACGTGAGCCCAGGCAGTCCATTGGCTCGATGACATAGGGAGCTTTCTTGGGGTCCCATAGCGACTTGGTTCCGTTGCCGTGAACCACATACATCGACTCGGCTACCGCATCGCTGACCTTGACGCGCCGGGGTGGTCGCAGAAGCGTGGCGATGTCCCGGCGAATAGCGGCTGCATCGGCAGTGCTATTCATGATCGTCCCCCTCAGCATCCGTTACCGCGGCCTGGTACATCTGCTCGCGCAACGTATCGATCGTGGCCTGGACCCGCTCGAGCGCTTCCGGAGACAGACCTGCGTCGCGCTCAAGCATGTCAGGCAGCGAGTCCAGCCCCGCCGCGACCGTTTTGGCCAGCGTGCTGAGCTCACGTGCAAACTCGTCATCGGGGATCAAGCGCCGGATCTCTTTCTCGTATTTGAGGCGCTCGTTCTCTGATTGGTACCAAGCCTTGCGCATGTCAGGAAACTGGTCGAGATCGAGCCCCCCGCCCACCTCGCCTCGCTCTTGGTATAACGCCGGGCCGGCATCGGCTAGGGAGTAGACCGGATTGCCACGCTTTTTCCCGGCCGGAGTCACCCCGGCATCCTGGAGCCGTTTGGTCACTGTACGGCGATCCATGCGAAACGCCTCGGCGATCCGGCTAATGGACCAGATGTAGGCATCCTGTCGGTCAATGACTTCACCCATGATGCCTACCTCATACGCTCAGCCACCCCCGTTTTGACCTGTACATGAAACGGCCCGAAATGATGTTCCCGATGTACAAGTCGCTCAGGTCACGAACCGCTCAACCACTAGGCATCCTTACTACCTGTGGTGGAGCATCTAAGAAGCTCAAAAATTTGCCAACAACCGGGAGTCTGCGCCCCCGTGGGCTAGACATAGTCTTGGAAAGGACCCGTGATTATCTCGCCGACGCGTCAATGAGCGGCACTCATCAGCGCCAACGCATTCGCGAACGGGATTTGATCCTGTACATGGGCGGGCGGGCTGCTGGCGAAGCTCTTCGACGCCTTGCAGCTCGATGTTGGTGGCAAGCTGCATGGCTACCTCCTCGCGGTTTGCGCATCGCTCTCATAGATACGATGCTGACAGAGCATTCATCGAGCAGGAGAGCGCTTCGTGGCTGACAATATCTGGGTAGTAGTACACGGTGATACCGAGTGGGCCGTACGCAAAGAAAGCAGCAAGCAGCCAGCGCAGATCACCAAAACGCAGGAAGAGGCTATCGAGGCTGGCCGTGAAATGGCGAAGCAGTTAGGAGTAGAGCTGCTAATCCAAGGCGAGGACGGGATGATTCGAGACAAGAACAGCTACGGAAATGATCCTTACCCACCAAGTGGCTGATCAATATTTACACGCAGCACTGCCTCGTTCCGCTCCAAAGTAATAACAATCGATAGCAATGCTGCATATAGCTGAGGTCGTCAATTCGCTGCCATAGCTCAAACGGCGCATCACTATGTGCCGCGAAAAACAATGCTTTTCAAGGGTTCATCAAAGGTTGGCCCACGAACGGATTTGATACCCTGCTTCCTCACCTTGAAGGAAGCCGCTTGAATATCACCTACCATCCGACAGCCCTCGCCAACCGGACTGCCCCGAGCATGCATCGATGGGGCATTTTGATGTGTGATCCAGAGGACGATAATTGTCGTCTTTTGAGCGAGAGCTTTAAGACCTACCTAGAAGCAGAAACCAAGGCCAATGAGTTGAATCGGCAGGCTTGGAGGAAGGCTTACTGGCCTTCTGAGTAGCCGGCGACACTCAACATTGGCTACAAAGTGGTTCACCCTCCACCTAGAGCCCAGCGGCCAATGCCCCATACTGACAGCAACAGCCAAGGCAGTAATAGACCGGTTATTCGCTGGGCTATGGTTGGAGCATGGGCAGGCATAGCGAGGTCCTGCTCAAAGGCCGGCGTCACCTCACTAAGCCGGGTGTAGGTACGGGAGGTGGCAAGGAAAATTTTCTTGAAAGTAACATTTTGTGATCTAGAGTAAATATGAGCCTACTGATTCCGCTGAAACCACTATCACCCATGGGATCTGCTGACAGTAGGCTGTAACAAAAAAAGCTTACGTGTTCAGGGCTTTCCACACTTCCCGCTTACGAGCGGGGTTTTTTTGCTTATATGAATGAGCCTAGACACACCTTGCAAGCTCGAGAGATCGTCTACTACGTTGCCTAATGTGGTTCAGGCATTGGCAGCTAAAGTCCTCGTGGCCAAGTGTTGCTCCAAAGCTGGAGAATGCCAATGCTTAAGAGAGGCGAAATGCGTGTAAGAACGGCCCCAGCTGTGAAGCTCGGGCTTTTTTTATGCCTAACGCAAAAGTCCCATCGATGGCAGGGCTTTGAACAGACCGCTTTACTACCTCACGGCAGCCGGCGTATGGCAGGCTTACAGGAAAAGAACAATCAAAACTTGATGGCACGAAGGACTGTCTACTACGTTGCCTAGTGTCGTTGAGGCATTGGTAGCCAGACTCCTCATGGCCAGGCAGTCTCCAGGGACGGAGAAAGTCAATGCTTGCGGCAAGCTCAGCGTGTAGAAGAACGGCCCCAGCTGTGAAGCTCGGGCTTTTTTGTGCCTAACACAAAAGCTCAATCGGATGGCGGGGCTTGGCATATGGATGTCACGTTAGACTCATGAGACCGGCACAGAGCTCAGGCCTCACTCTTCCCCGCTGACATCATGGGCCAGAATCTCGACAATGCTAGCCCGATCGACGTTGAACCGCCGACGCTGCTGTTCGTATGCGGCCAGCAAATCCAGCAAGCCGACATTACTATTGTTGCTCAGACTCGGAGCCGGCAACGGCTTCACCAGGTGCGGCGGCACCGTGCACAGCTGCAGCACTGGCGTCGGCTTCGTCACTGAGTTGGCGCACCCAACCAGTAACGCCATCAGGAAGAGGCTGATCAGCCCAATCACGCGTCTCCGCATCGTTACGCTCCAGGGTGTCGAGTAACTGGCGCTTGTCCGCCATGCTTTGTGCGATCGCTTCCAAGCGAACATCGCGGCGGCTCAACGCTTGGCTGATTGCCTCGGTCTGCGCTTTCTGCCAGGCCAGCGCGTCCTGAGTCACCGCTGCAGCCTCTAGGGCCTGGTCCCGCTCAAGAATCAGCGCTTCGGCTCGGAGATCAGCCAGTCGCCAGGTCAAACCAGCGAAAACGACCGCTATGATCGTCACGAGCCACGGCGCCAGGCGTATCAGCATTGCGCACCCCCTTCAGGCACAGTTCCCGCTCGGCGGCCCGGCGTCTCACCAGGCCACGTAAACGCTCGCCACTGGCATACACCCAGCGAGGCAGCTCGTTGCAGGCCCCCTCGATGTCGCCAGCGTTGACCTTTCGAAGCAGAGTCGAGTTCTTCAGCGCACCGGCACCGACGTTGAACACGAACGACACCAGCGCGGCCCGCGTCTCGACAGCGATCGGTACGGTTACCTGCTCATCTACCGCCTCAAGGGCCGCGCCAAGGTCGGAACGCAACAACGCCGCGCATTCCTGGGGTGACTTCACTTGGCCAGACTGAGCGGTTGCCGTGTGCCCGGTACAGACCGTCCAGATGCCGACCGCGTCGCGGTAGCTCTGCAGCTCGGTTCCTTCGAAGTTGCTCACTACGATCGAAGCGAGAGCCAGTACTCCGCCGCCGGCCGCGGCAGCCAATCGTTTATTCAGGCGCATCTTTATCACCCTGGCGCCGCCGCTGGTCGAAGTGGCGCCAAACGTCGAAAGACAGCCGCAGGAACACAGCGGCCAAGCCACCAACGCTTACCAGGTCAGCCATCAGCACCTGGACCCCACCGAACGTCACTAACGGCACATTGAGGAGAGATACCAGCCCGCTGGGCTCGGGAGTAATAGCGAAGCTGGCTGTCTGCGCTTTCGCTGCGAGACTTGTGGCGGACACGCCAGAACCGCCGCCATAGGCGATCAATCGGCCGGTATCGAGTTTCATAGACAGTCCTGAACTTCTGGCACGGTTACGCCTCGCGGCGGTGCGCGATGAAACGACAATGGGGAAAAGGAAAGGATGGCGTCCAGCCGGGTGAAAGGGAGCGCTGAGGTCGCAACCGGGGACATAACAGAAGCGCCTCGGCTACCGGGTAGGTAGCCGAGGCGCAAAAATGACAAGCTTAGCTGAAAGGTATCACCAACCGGTCGGAATTACAACATATAGTACCAGCACCGAACGCAAGGCACCTTATACTGTACCCCAGCAAGAATTTCTCGAATCAACCTCAAGGCCAAGGTTAAGCGAGACATAGACTAGTCACCTATATCTTCGTCATATTCCTTGTCGATGTGTTTCTGTACAGGAGAGTCTTCATTGCAGCCTGGATCACGAGTAAACGTCTTAGTGACGTCGACAGGCCCCAGACTCTGGATCGTACGGCGGCCTAACAGCACTGGGTAAATCATGTCATCACGATCCTCCAGACTGAACTGCTCCTCGTATATCTCTTCACCTATGCAAATATTCATGAGTACGACGGCGCGTTCTTCCTTGCCACCTGCGCCGCGTACAGTTAGATCGCGGAATAAGGGTTTTTCAAAGCGTCGCTCTACCACTTCGTTGCTGGCTTCATCTTCGACCTCTACTGTGAACCGAACCCACTCCTCGTGATTTTTCTCAAAAGCATCAATATTTTCAGCTTGCAGAGACGAGGTCAGTGCACCAGTATCCAGCTTGGCTTTTACTACAGCCCCCCATGGTACGATGCTTGCCTTCTCAACCCACCCTAAAGATTGAGCATTCTCATCTGCCTGGGCAATAGGACTAACTAGCAATACGCTAACGATGGAAAAAACCAGAGCTTTTTGCATTTCCTTATACATAACGTCCTTATCGCAAATGGCCACAGCCACCTAGTAGGCTATCTCAGCGTTCCGTGTCTCAAGATTGGCTAGTAAAAAAGCGAGCCAAACCACAGTATGCAATAACTCTCATATTGCTCTACCTTATTATAGAGGCGAGGCGGTTCCCTTGCTCGGCTGTGTGTTCCTTCCTCGTTCTGGCACTTCCGCCTCGCCTCTCTCGATAGGCATAGCTGCATGAAACGAGTGGTTAACAGAAAGGCCAGTTTAAGGCTTCATCCTCTCCAGCCTCTCGTGTAGCCTACCTTTTCTATCGCTATCAACAGGGGGAGAAATGGATAGGCTCCTTTTATCCGCACTGACTCTGGGCTGCCTCTCCTTGGCACTCGCTTATCTATCCACGCAGGAGCTGGGCGAACCAGAAGTGATTGCAATCCAAGCAGTAGAGAGAATGCAGAAGCCAGGCACATCGGACATTAGGCGAACCTCCAATGACAAGCCTGACTCACTATTCTCGTCGCCAAGGGAGCGTGCCCCTTCGTACGTCTTACCGAACACCAAAGTATTTGAAATCTGAGTCTGTTCGGATAACCACTCTCGTGGTTATCCGTTTTACCTTCATGCGAGCGCGCACTCGGCTTGTTGCAGCACAAGCCCTTGCAAACGAGCCCTACCTCTTTTTCCTGTGTTTCTCAACGACTCCACCGTTTTGAACGGAGCCTGCTTGCCCGACTGCCTCAAGTCGCGCATCAGTTCACGCTGAGCCCGGGCATCGAAGCGCCCAGGCGCCAGGCCCCAGCTCTGCAGATTGACCGCCGGCCACTCGCCTACACCGTAGCCGGCCATGGCCGACCAGCCTAGCCGCTTCAAGATCACCAGCTGAGAATCGCATACCTCCGTCAGGGTCAGCCCCCGATCACCTGCCAGCACCGCCTTGTGACGCTCGATTCCACTAATGGCCTGGCTGGCATTGCGCTGCTCAGGTATGGCGTACCCAGTCAACAATAGCGCCATCCGCTGCCGTTCGTTCACGTGCCTCAGCAAGGCCTTGGCCATGGAGCGCCAGCGGCACTCGTACCGGTACCGCTCGGCAGCCTCTCCGACATGATCCACGGCACCGGTCATCTCGCCGCGGCCCTCACCCATGTTTCCGATCGTGCTTACGTTGTGGAAGCCCACGTTCTGGTGACGTAGATCCAAGCGCCACTCAATCTCAATCTCAACCAATAAGGACAACGCGGCAGCCAGCGCACGCTCCCGGCGCTCCCCTTCCGGCAACCTGCGAATAATACCCAGCAGCTCACCGATCCCCATGTCCTCAATGTGTCGCATCAGCTCCCCCCCATTCCCCAAGCGTTTCTAACCTGTGTTATGCCGTGTAACTTTTCTAAACATGACTGCGTTTGTGTAGGAAGGCTCAGGCCTCTAGCCTGTTGAGTACGGTAAGCAGCGGCCAAGGATGGGCTGCCAGTTCAGGAAGAGCGCGGTCAGGATGACCGGATCTTGGGAAGGCAGGCGACCAAAGGCAGGATGCCATTGACGCCAAGGATTCCCAGAACGACTTGCCCTTTTTTGCAGCTACACGCTGCATAGCCCGGCCTCCTTTTTCCCCTGGAGGTCGGGCTGTTTTATTTGGCCTTGCGCCACTCCGTACCGTTCTCCATCGCCTGCCGGTCACCCAATATTTCGGTAGCCGGCCAGCTCATATACTCACGAAGCACCTCCTTGGCTTCTTCCAACCCGCGCGCTAGCACCGCGCAGTAGCCTTCCTCTTCTGCCAGCGCCAACCACTCGCGCTGAGAGACAGCCGTAGCCGCATGGTGCGGAGGCGTTGCCTTGAACTCCAGATACAGGCCATGCCAGCCACCGCGCGCCACTTTAACGACCAGGTCGGATACGCCCGCCTTTACGCCCTGCTGCTTGAGATCTGCCGCAGTCTTCTTGTTGCGCTGGCCGCCGTTAGGCACATGGTAGGTATGGGCATAGGCTTGGCCGACTTCGGTACCGCGCTGTTGTTCGGCGAACAACCAACGAATCAGCACCTTTTGTTCCAAGCCTTCGTGATCGACGCGAGGTTGACGTCGAGAAGTTGCCGATGAGGACGATTGAGGCGAGCCTCGCCCAGGGCCAGCTAGCGGAACCGCAGCCAATGACCGCTGCCGCCATGCCTGCCTTGCCTTCGCCATCAGACAGCCTCCCCTTCAAGCGAGCCCTTCCGAGCAGCAAGGGTGCAGAACCACGCTTTGATGCTTTTTACGTGACATTTATCAAGTTCTGAGAGCCCAGACTTTGCAGGCCAATGCATCCCTCTGTAGCGTGTTGCTTCCCTATCCTCGCTGCAGGATTGAGCCTCCCTATGAATATCTATACAGTTTCTTATGAGCTGAACCATCCCCAGGGATACAAAGACTTTTTTGAACGCCTCGAGTCGCATCCACACTGCCGGGTAATGGACTCCTTTTGGCTGATTCAGTCTGAGGCCAAGGCCAGTGAGATCAGCAATGAACTTATGCGCCTGCTGAAACCAACTGACTCCGTCTTTGTAGCAATGCTGACTCATGAGTGGGCCAGTGGTGGCGCTCACTGCGACAATTGGCTCAACGCTACCGAACAGGGCTTGGACTAAGCAGACCAGAAGACCGGACAGCTGAAGGGGTGCTTTGCCATAACATCTCATCCCGCTCTCCTCTGCGCACGCTCCCAGCGCTGATAGTCGGCCACGATCCGGTCAAGCATTGCCCGGGCCCGGTCGTTGTAGTCGATCTCGGCGCGGCTCTTAACACCACACGCCTTCCTCAGGAAATCCGCCACGTCCTGCTCGGTGTGGGTACCATCGGGCAATTGGGTTTCAGACAGGCCATGCCCGTGCCGGCAGCGATGGTCCAGGTAGAGACGGAAGCGTTCATTGGTACCGAGAAGTGCGGCCCGGCGGGATTGTGCTCCACCTTTACCTGCTTCAGACATGGACGCCTCCCGCCTGCTCGATCATGCGTCCGGTGTCTTGCAGCCAGGCCAGCTCCTCGAGGCGCTCAGGTGACGGCGACTTTCCCTTGGTCTGCGCCAGCAGCTGAAGAACCATGACAGCTGCACGTTTGAGCAGCTCGTCTCGAAAATCGGGGGCGACACGCTCGAACCTCCCTAAGTTCTCGACCGGCGGCAGCACTTCCTGTTTCGCGACATCGGCTGAGGCCAATACGTCATCGGGACATGTCACTGGACGAGGCGCACCATCCTTCACCGGGAGTAGCGTGCCATGTTTCTTCTTGGGCTCAGCGGCTTTCGCGGGCCACCATTTGATCGAACCTGACTGAATCCTCTGGGCAGCCTGGGTACCGTCGACAGTAGTAGTCCATGCCCAGCCACCATCAGATGACACCACCAGTCCTAGCTCGCGAAGCTCACCTAGTGTCGCAATCACCTTACGCTGATTTGATTCGGTACCGGCATTGGCTGCGATGCAAACCATCACTGTCGTCACGTCCCGGCGCGTCTCCACGCTTTCGGCATATAGGGCAGACAACACCTTGCCCTGGAAGGCGGTAATAGTTGGTTTTTTCATTCCCCCTCCGGTAACTGTTCAGCTTCGGATCGGCCTGCGGCGGTTAATACATGAATCGGGCTCGCCACCTTGCCCATCACTTGCGAATCTCCCGCCACTTTCACCAGCCCGTCAGCCTTGAGACGGGCCAGCGTTTGGCGCACCTGGTGCAGTGTCATCGCCACCCCGCCAGCACGGAGTTCGGCGGTGATAGTCTCTGGCGTACCTCCGGCGCGACGAAGCATAAGCAGCACGGCGTTTTGTTCATCGATCGGTTTCACGCACTCACTTCCAGCATGGTGCGCTCGGCCTCGAGGAGCCCCTTCTCGGTCAGGCATGCTGTCCCTTGCTGACGATCGAGTGCCCCGCTTTGCAGATGATCCATGAAAGCGCCGTGCCTGACCTCGTTACCAATGGGTACTGCGATGGTCTGCATGGTTACACCCTCCCCGCTGCTGCTTTCAGTGCCGCCAGACCCTGGCTGGCATTCATTCGATGAGGCAAACCGGCTTCGGCCACACGTTGAGCAGCTTGCTCGGCGCTAACACGGGCCGTTAGCTCGGCACGGCTGAGCTGGCTGTCGTGACCGATCGCGGCTTGGGGGCGCATCGTCTCACCCCGAGCAACACGCTCCACCACGCAGTCGCGATTGCTGCTCGCGTAGTAGTGCTTGAACACCCGACGATGCTCGGCCAGCTGGTTGTAGGTAGCACTGCGCATGTTATGCAGATCGACATGCCCGGCAGCTGCGGCGACGCCTTCATGAATGAATAGAGCGCCAGCAAAGGCGTGTTCTTGGACATTGCGCCATGCTGCCTCGAGGCTCGGTAGCCCCAAGGGCTCAGGGCGCAGGCGGCACAGCTTGGCGAACAGCATCGCGCTCTCAGGCGGCCAAGCAGTGTCGCCCTTGGCCACGGCCAGTTCGGCGCGCTCATTGCAGGCGTCCAGGCCACACCGCACATGGGATTCGCTCAGGTGCTGCAGGGCGCCGTGCCATTCACCGGTGGCATCGAAGCATGCCCACTGCCCGTCGATCTGCTGCCCCCAGCCACTATCCATGCAGCGGCGACGCCAGTGGGTGCCGTACAGCTGGCCCAGCGCCACGAACACCTGATCAACCGTGCCCTGGGTAACCGGCTTCGCATTCGCCGTCGTAGACATGCCCTGCTGACGTTCCGCCTGGCTGGCCGCTGCCTTGCTGTTGAGCGAGGCGACGAGCTTCTGTGGGTGACAGGTTGGAGTACCGCTGGCGTTGGCCGGCATTTGAGTGGCGGCTTGCATGGTTGGCACCTCCGGCGTTAGGGGCAGGCTTCTGGGCTTCGTGGCGAAGGTCGTTGCGGATCCAGTCCACGAGTTTGGCAGTCCACGCCATGGCGCCGTAGCGTCGGCCCTGGTCGGCATGGTGTGCGGTGAACTTGGCCAGCTGGTGTGGAGCAAGGACAGTGTCGGCAGGCAGTCCGGCACGCTGGCAGGCAACGGCGAAGTACTCGGGATCTGGTTGCCAGTCCAAGGTCATCGCGAACTGGTGGGCACCGGCGGCCAATGGTTGGCCGTCGTCGTCCTGCTGAGCTGCCCGGTCGAAGATCGACGCACCCGCGTTGAGAGAGAGATTCTCTGTTGTAGTCTCTGTAGAGAAATCGCCGTTTGGGACAATCTGGACACTCCCTTTGGGCGTCTCTTGATTCTCCGCTTGGGCGTTTCTTGTTTCTCCCTTTGGGCGAGTCTGGTCTAGCTCGGGGCCTGCAGGCTGGGCATCACCATTTTCGGGCGACAGCACAGCGATCAATTGTAGCGCCAGCTCTTCCAGGTTGACGCGGTACCACGTCTTGGCTGGCATGCCCCGACGCTGTTCCTCGAGCACGCCCAGACCGACCAGCTGCTTACGAGCGTTGAGCTGTTGCTTGGCGGTCATGCCGGTCTCGGCCTGCCAGCTGTCCTCGGGGCCGGTCTGATCCTTGTAGAACCAACCACCACGGCGCTGAGCCGTCGGCGTGTTGGTCAGGAACAGCGCCTGGCTGAGGAAGATGGCTGCCGTCACGGTTACGCCTGGCAGCCGTGCGAAGACGGGCTGATAGGCTACCGGCCTGCCAAGCAGCGCTGGTAGCATTTGCGCGGTGATCACGTCGCACCTCCGAATAACACGGCCCACACCCCGACAATGCCGAGCGCGGGCAAGGCAACATGAATGGCCAAACTCATGCCAGCACCGCTTCGGACAGCCCGAGCCGCTCACGGCGGCATTCAGCGGCGCGCTTCAAGTAGTCCGCCCGGGTCTTGAGCATGCGTTTTGCCGAGGTTTCGTCGGTCGGCTCGGTTTGATCAAGGCGAGCCACGAAGGCATGGCAATAACGCTCCTCTAGAAGCAATGCTCGGGCCTCGTCGCCTCGGTTCTCGGCGGCTTCGATGTCCAGCGCCAGACGCGTTTCAATCGCAAACAACTTAGTCTTGGTATTTTCGTGGTAGTTTGGAATGTCGTGTGGTGTGCTCATGTGCTCCCCCTAGTTGCGTACCTGTATAAATACTCACCTCTTTCAAGTGACGTTCTGTTCCGACTCATTTCGTTTAGGATGTGAATCGTGTTGAGAGACGTACTTTTCTGGACACGCTTGCCTATGTATGGCCGCAAGACGGGTACCCGATTCGTATCGGGTATCAGCCCCCTTATGAACGCGTGCGATCGTGGCTTGGGAGACCCTGATTCGCTTGGCTATCTGCTGTTGCGTCAGGCCAAATGCGATGAGATCACCGACCATTTCACGAGCGGTGTAATGCTTCATGCGTATCCTTTTAATACACAAACGTATTAGTGCGAAGCATACACAAACGTATTGGCGCCGGCAAGAAGATGTCGTTAACAATACGCTTTCGAATAAAATGCATGCGTCAGCACTTGGACTTAAGGACACATGAATAGGGAAAAAGATGAATCGTCCGTCGGCGATCGCCTACGAAAGCTGATGCAAGACAAAGGCTTGGGGGAGAATGAGCTGGCACGTCAGTCTGGCGTAACGCAACCCACTATTCATCGTATCCTGACAGGTGAGAGCAAGTCACCCAGACATACGAACTTGGATAAACTTGCAAAGGCACTTGGAACCTCCAGTAGTTTTCTCTCCTATGGTTCGTCTGGAGAAAATGAGCCCATGCAGACCAAGGCCGATTACAACGTCAGTTCCGTAGCTCATCTCCAGTCACGTCAGCAGTACGTCTATCCCATTATTAACTGGGTTCAGGCCGGACAGTGGACGGAAGCGGTCAATCCCTACGAGCCGGGCTGCGAGCAGGAAGTCGTGGCGACCGACTACCAGGCCAAGGGCTATGCCTTCTGGTTGGAGGTCCGCGGCGACTCGATGACTTCGCCGGCCGGCTTGAGTGTGCCCGAAGGAATGATGATCCTAGTCGATCCCGAGGAAGAAGCCCTCAACGGTAGCCTAGTCGTGGCACAGTTGGAGGGAAGCGATGAAGCCACGTTCAAGCGCCTAGTAATCGATGGCGGCCAGAAGTTTCTCAAGCCGCTCAACCCAGGCTACCCACTAATCCCCATCAACGGTAACTGCCGTCTGATCGGCGTGGCGGTCGAGATGAAGATGAGCCTACGCCCCAGGACGCACTGAACCTAGGCCGCCATTCTCTAGCCGCAATGCAGTTCCCCATGGAATCCCACTAGGCAAGCCCAACAACTTCTTCTCAACCCGCCCCTGAGGCGGTTTTTTTACACCCTTGCTTATGCGAAATGGTATTGACAAACTAATACGTATACGTATTATTTAATCAAGTTCGTTAGCAAAGCGCAGGGGTACAACATGGAGCAGACAATACAACAGACGATCGACTTCGCAGGGTGGCGTTGCATAATTGGCACGCAGCGGAAAGGCCTACCGACTGCCAAGCAGGCACAAGTGATCGCCGGGCTGGCGGCAGGCATGACGCAAAAGGAAATCGCCAAAGCGCGCGGCGTTTCCACGACCACCATCAAGAGCACAGCCGAAAGCCTCTACTTCTGGCTTGACGCTAATCGCGCCGCCGATGCCGTTGCCAAAGCCATATGCCGAGGCTGGATTGCTCCTCTCCTGCTTGTCCTGATCATCAGCACCTTCTTCCAGAGTACCCAGCCCCAGCCGGTACAGCGTACCCGTATGCCGGTTCGCATCGTTCGCCAGGTGCGCACCGAGTCCGGGGTAATGGCATGACCCAGCACCGCTACGTCACCAGCGCGCAGAAAGCGCTGGTCATGAAAATCCAAGAACTTGCTATCGATGTCAGCGAGACCAGTCGTTACGACGCTTGGGTCGACTACTACGGCCATTGCCAGCAGCTCGACGTGCGCGCCTACCCCGCGGGCGGAGAAAAATCGCTATGGCGCACAACGATTTACTTGCCCAAGGCTGGCCGCCCCGAACCGGACGCTACTGATGAGTTGGCCGCTGCACTGCGTCGCCTCAAGGACCTGCTGGAAGGAGCTTAGGCATGAAGCAACTAATCGTCATCGAGACCCCACGCGGCAAGAAGCGGCTGCGCTACCAGACCGGCCTGCGTGCCGTTCGACAGATCGCTGAGCGCTACGACTGGCAACTAGTCGTCAACCGTGGGCAAGTCCGCATGGAGGAGAGCCAGCATGGTTAAGCAGCTGATCGAAGTAGGCCGGGGCTGTATCTACTTCTACGACGGAGAAGGTGACACCGAAACCGTTTACCCGAAGGGCAAGACAGCCGACTACCTTGCCGATCGTGCCAAGCGCCGAGCGGAGCGCCACGAGGACCGCCGCTGGCGTTACGAGCGCCACGGACTGATACCCGGCATTGAAGTCCACACCGTGTGACCTCGCAGCCACCAGCGCATGGCGGCCTGTATCCGAGAGCGCCTACCGGGCGCTGCCTGATGCAGTAGCTCTTTAACAATTCGGACCCCCGCGGCGCCAGCAGCGCGTTATCTGCTGGCCATCGGTAAGCCCTCTGGCATGAGCCGACACTCATGTTTCTGTCGGGACCACTGGAGCTTCACTGCTATGAAGGTGGAGAGGGCTTTCGGATGCCTCGTAGTTAGCTATTGAGTGAGCAAGGTGCTGGGCCCGTCCAGCGGGGTGTGAGTCCTGAACCAAGTCTGACACACTAACTGTACGTCAATTCAGTAGTGATATTGTGGCCAAGACTTCACTCCTGCTACCGATATGGAGCCTAGATTATATGCCTGCAAACTCTTCCTCTCCCGGCACCTTTATGGTCCGCAAGCTGAGCAGCATCTTTTCCCTCTCCGACGAGGAGAAGCAGGCGCTCCATGACCTACCCATGCAGGTCGTGCCCCTCGAGAGAGATCAAGACATCGTGCGTGCCGGCGATCAACCATCTCAGTGCTGCCTGGTGCTGGAGGGCTTCACTTATGTCTACAAGCTGACCCTCGAGGGCCAGCGCCAGATCCTGGCGCTGCATGTGCCCGGAGACATCCCCGACCTGCAAAGCCTGCACCTGAAGGTCGTGGACATCAGCCTCGCCCCGATCTTCCCCTGCACGGTCGGGTTCATCCAGCATGAGGACCTGCGCCGCCTGTACGAGCGCTATCCTCGCCTTACTGCCGTCTTATGGCGTGAGACGCTGGTACACGCCTCGATCCACCGGGAGTGGCTGCTCAACAACGGTCAACGGGCGGCCTATGCCCGGCTGGCCCATCTTCTCTGCGAACTCCTGATGCGCCTGTCTGCAGTGGGGCTGGTTGAGAATGACACCTTTCATCTGCCGGTCACCCAGAGTGAGCTGGCGGACGCGACCGGCATCAGCTCAGTTCACATGAACCGGGTACTCCAGGCCCTGCGTGCCGATGGCCTGATTGAGACCCAGGGAAAGCAAGTGCATGTCCTTGATTTGGAAAAGCTGAAGCAGGCCGGCGGGTTCGATCCGCTCTACCTTCAACTGGAGGATGGAGTGGCCACATGAGCCCTTTCATGCCGTGGCTATCTGAGCCCCGGCATGCAGCTCATCAATAATGCCCTCGCTCGGGGCTGAGAAAACCGGGCCATCGGAAATGGCTGAATGCGCGCAACAGTCAGGCATGGGAGCCGGATGAAGCTAGACACTGCCGGCTAGCCATTTCCGACGCTCGCCCGAGCATCTCTCGCATAGTCGATTGCCCTGGCTCCCCTTGCCGGGGCCTTTTTCGAGATCAGCGGAGTGTCGCCGCCTCGGCGCCAGCCCGCTGCTTTCATCGCGATGCAGCACCCTTCAGTTCCCTGCGTACCTCCCCCGGCCATGCCGGGGCTTTTTAAATAACCTTTGTACGTTAGTGCCTGAATAGCGAGCGCGGCCTCGGCGTCCTAGCAAGCCGTGGCCTGGCCAAATCGGCCCTAATTATGGACAGTTTCTCTTCTGAGTCCGTTTCCATGAACTGCGCAAGCACACGTGCCGCTTCAGCACGGACAAAGCTCTTTATGTAGTCGTCATAGGTAGTGATCGGAGAATCACAGTACCGGCAGGAGAGAACATCGTCTGGGGCTGGGTTCCCCTTCCAGAAATTATCGCCGGAACACTGAGGGCAAATGACCCTCCTGGAACGATTGAACATTAGGCCTCCTGCCTTTCGTCATTGTTATAGACCCGTAACTTACCACCTGGTTTATGGCGCAGGAATTAAACCTAAGTCCGCTTTGCATTCTGCAAATTCTTCTTACCGATTTTCCTTACCAAGCATTACTGACTCCTAATTCATCGCAGCGGTGAGCCATGCCAAGGCTGACCGGTGCGCTGGTCGCACCTCAGCTAGTTAGCTCTTCCCGTTCCTTGCCCGGCTCCGGTCGGGCCTCTTTCCCGGAGACCCTCTATGTGGTTCAAGAACCTACACCTCTACCGCGTCCGTGACGCCCCTCCCAGCGACTCGACGCCCCTGTCCAGTGACTCGAAACCGGCTTCGTCCCCCTAGCCGGCGCACTGAGTGGCGTCATCGAGCGTCTGGTCGAGGGCCTGGGCGGCGAGACTACGCCGGCAGCGCCAACGCATGCATTTGTCGTTCGTGATGATGGTAACAACGCCCCGCTCTGCCTGATTGCCACGCTCTGATCTGTTGTCGAGGTGATTGCCTGACTCATGGCCAAATCAAAATCGCCTACTTGGATGCCGCCACCGTATGGACCATGCCCCCAGTGCGATGGATCTGGCGAATATCGAGGCATGTTCCACTCGGGGCCATGTTCCCACTGCCACGGCACCGGCTACGCCACCAAGGATGGCGAGGCACTGCCGCTTGAGGACCTAATCGCGATGATCAGTGCCCGGCGCAACGAATGGCGCCAGCGCTACTACCAGCTACTGCATACCCCTGGGGTCCGAGAAGCGGCCGAAGCTCACGCCGAGCGTCAGCGCGCGAAAGCGCATGACCAGGCCATGGGCTACGGCATGGGAAAGTATTCTGGAGATTAAAGAAAGATGGCCACAGGTAAATTGATGGACCCCGATCAATGGCGCCGCGCCCGCTTTGCCGGTACGCCACCAGGTATGACAACAGTGCGGCGGTGGTGCCGCGACGGGGTGATCCCTGCCAAGAAGATCGGGGGGAGCTGGTATATCGATCTTGATGCTGAGCGCATGCAGACCGGCAACGAACTGGCCGATGATGTGCTCAAGAGCATGAGGGTATCCTGATGGCAGCACGCCCGCGGACTCGCCGTAAGCGGAGCCTAGAGCCCAACCTGTACGAAAGCCGGGGATTCTATACGTACAGGAACCCAGCGACTGGCACTTGGCATGGCATGGGGTCGGACAAGGCTAAAGCGCAGGCGGCAGCACGCGTGCTGAATGCTCGCTTAGCTCACGATACCGACCTGGTCGCCCGGGTCATGGGGACTGAAGGCGTCACGCTGAAGCATGCCGCAAAGGTTTTTCTAGAGGAGCGAGTCGACGCCCATCCCAAGCTGAGCGCCAGCTCAAAGCAAAACAAGCACTATCGCACTCGCAGAATAGTGAAGGATCGAGGCGACACTCGCCTCGACCAGATCGACACCAGGTGGTGCGCCGAATACCTAGACGAGAATTACAAGGGCGATCCCTACATCCAGTATCGTTCAGTGCTGTCGCAGATATTCACCTTTGCCCAGACGAAAGGCTGGATGAACAACAACCCCGTCGCCCCGACACGTAAAAGCGATGAAGCCTACACCAAGCAGCGTGTACGCCTCACTGTCGAGCAGTACCAGGCCATTCACGCCATGGCGCCGGACTGGTTCAAGATTGCCATGGAATTGGCCCTGACTTGCCTGTTCGGTCGCGCCGAAGTGGTCGCGGCTCGTTACGATCATATCTATGAAGGTGCACTGCACTATGTGCGCCAGAAAACGCGCGAACGATCCAAGACAGCCTTCGTAGCAATTACCATGACGCCCGCCCTAGAAGACCTGATTCAGCGCAGCCGACGATTGCCACCAGTGTCGCCTTTCATCGTGCACCGCTCACCGAAACGCATCTCGGCCGAGGCCAAAAAGAGAGAGCATTGGAGCAGCATAACGCCTGATATGATCTCGCGAGAGTTCGCCAAGTTACGCGCAAAGGTAGCCAGTATTACCGCCCTGCCCGCTGTAGCTCAGCCGACCTTTCATGAGATCAGGTCGCTGGGCTCTCGATTGCTTGAACTCAAGGGTGTGCCGGTCAGTGACATCCAGGTATTGATGGGACATGCCGATGAAGAGATGACCCAGCACTATCTCGATGGGCATGGCACTCGCTGGCAGCAAGCCAAGGGTAACGTGTACAACATGGGCGCCCTGTTAGCTGTCCCAAAACCCAGCTAG